AGCCGAGCATCTTGCGTGAGGCGCTGCGCAGGTTACGAAACGATGAAACCGTGCGCGGCATCGAACAAGTGAAGATCGTGAATCGCATGGCTGAACTTTTGACCGGTGGCAAAGCATGAACCAAAAAGACATCGACAAGGCAGTGCGCGAGCGCCATGAGCGGAAAGAGGCTGAGGAATCCAGCCGCAGAGAAGCGGCCGTCAAGGCTACCATCGCGCAACGCGAAATGGAGCGTGAGGCTGCGCGGATCGACGGCTTTAAGCCGACGCAATTCGCTCCGGGGCTGTTCACGTTCTTGGTGGCAGCTCTCCCGTGTGTGCATTGCTAGAATGCAAAAACCATGAAGCTATACTTCGTTTTCAGCGCTCCAATCAGCGGCCCAATTGCTGAATGGTCCGGCGGGCTTGGTGATCTCGACGAGATCGTCAAATCGGAAGAGGAGGCGCGAGCGCTTGCGCGGAAGAACGGAAGCCGCGACGAGTTAGGGCATCGTAGCGTCGCCTGGTTCAACTCCGTCGACACCGATACATTGGAGGTTTCTGCGGCGGAATACTTCGAGCCATAGAAACGGAAAAACCCCGACAAGATGTGGAGTCTTGCCGGGGTCTCGCGCTCCGAGGTCGATGCCGTACCTCACCAGGAGTGCCACACAATGAATCTACAAACAAGCGAATCTGTTCACTCGTCACTGCGAGACGGCGAGTACGCGCCTGCTCACGGACACGAAGACGATCACGGTCTCGACGAACACGAGTCGCCGATCCGGAGCAATGCGCCGGTGATTGCCAAGCGCCTCGACGTGATCAGTCTCGGCGACGAGTCGGCGCTAAACTGGTTCTTTGCTCGGGGCGTCGGCATCTACGAGCGCAGCGCATTCGGCGCGATCATCGACCGGCTGAAGTACGGCGCCATGGGTTCGCACCCGTGCGCACGCTGCGAGGGCGAGGGCATCCTGAACGACGGCGGGTTTCGCGTCGACGACACATGCCGCAGGTGCAAGGGCAACGGCTCCGAACCGGGCACCGACAAGGCATGCCCGCAGTGCCGCGGCCGCGGTCGAGAGGCCAGCTACCAGACGAACGTCGAACACGGCGGGTGGTGTCCAGCGTGCCGCGGGACCGGTGCCACTAGCATCGACCGGCGTGGCGGCAAGCCGACGGCGTGCGGCTCGTGTCCGGGTACGCGCTCCGCTCGCAAGTGCAAGAACTGCGGGACGTGCAAGGTGTGCCTTGCCGCAAAAGCGTGCCGGAACTGCCGGAATTGCCTCGGAACTGGCACGGAACCGGTCAGCGTGCACCCATCGGGCATTGACGGGGCGAGCGGACGCGAAGGCGCCGACGACAGCGCACTCACGAAATTCGCGCTGACCTCGCGTCGCCTACAACGCGTGCGGGCCAAGTCGCCTGCCCTGTTCATGGCGCTCGTCGCCTACTACGGCGATGTGGGTACGCGCTGGGGGCTGACCAACCGCGGTCGGATCTTCGCGCTCTACCACCTCACCGGCCCGGGTAAGAAGCTCTCGCGGCAAGCGATCTCGGACAAGGAACGAGCCAGCCTGCCCGAAGCACAGCGCGCCGACGACCTGACCATGCCGGAGCGAATCGGGGTGCGCGCCGACCTCGACCGCGACCAGCCGAAGCGCGAGCGGACCGCACTGCTCGACACCGCTGGCGCTCATGCACAGGAGCTCTACCAGCGCGCAGCCGTCGCCTGGAACGAAGCCAACGAGGGCACGCCGAAGCGCGTCACGCGGTCGCTGGTGAAGCGGGCAACCAAGCTCGGGCTCGTCAGTCTGGCGAACGCTCTCGCCGACCAAGGGGGCGCCAAGTGAAAAGAACGACTGTCGATTTAGAAAAACAATATTTCACAACGAACGACGTGCGCCTCTTACTCAAGCTCAAGACCACGGATGAGGCCATTAACTGGCTGAAGCGTGAAGGCGCGGCGCTGAAAAAAGGCGGGCGGTACTACACGACCAGGGGCCGGCTCATGTCAGCATTTCCCGATGTTTTCCAATCACTTGCGCGTTGAAACCGGGCAGCTCGGTCTAATCAGGCGAATCAGGGAAACCCGAATGCACACCCCCCATATACCTATAAGGGCCCGCGCAGAGAATGAGCACCCACGGCGGAGCAGTCACGACGACGACCCCGTGCTCATGACGCGACGAGCCCAACCGAAAGCGCAACCGTGTTCGAGTTCCGGCCAACGATCGCGCAAGAAGTCAGCACCTTTGACTACACCGCGAATCCAGCTACTCGGCGCGCCAGTACTGCGCCGGCTCCGACCGACGCCCAGCGAGCCATGTGGGCAAGAGGGGCCGAACTCAACCGACCAAGCGATTGCAAGGTCGCTCGCAAAGTTGTTCGTCGTCCCCAAGGCAACCCCGGCTGAGCGTCCCTGGTCCAGGCTGCAAATCGAAGTGCGGCGGGAGTTCCAGGAAGCCCAGCGATGGGCGAGGCGATGAGTCATGGGCCGTCCAAGCAAGCTGACTCCCGAGCTGCAGACTAAGATCTGCGAGCTCCTGTCGGAAGGTAAGCGGCTGGACGTTGCTTGCGCTGAATGCGACGTTGACCCGTCGACTCTGGCGCACTGGAAGGCGGAAGCGGCTCGCGGTTCCGAGCTGCACGCGGAGTTTACCAATGCCGTCGCCCGCGCGTTCCTTATAGGCGAAGGCCAGCTTTTCGACGATGTGAGGAAGGGCGACCCCGACAAATCGGCTCGCTGGCTGCTCGAGAGAACGCGCCCGAAGCACTACGCGCCGCGACTAAACGTCAAACTCGAGGAAGGCCTCGAAGTGTTGCTAAACGATGTCGAGCGGGTTTGTGGCGCGAAGGATTGCGGCTGCTACGAGGCAATCCTCGCCCGCCTTGCTGCTCGCGAAGCTGGCGAAGGCGAGGATCCAGGAGAGGGCGGCGAAGGCTGACACCGGGCCGAAGATCAGGCGGTACACAAACCCGCTTTACGAATACGCGGACCGACCAGTCGAGTTCATCCGGGACATTCTCGGCTACGAGCTCGAGATTCCGCTGCCCGATGGCACGATTTGCGACTACCAGGCGAAAGCCGCTCGAGCCGTTTGCGCCAATGAGCGCGTGACGATTCGCAGCGGGCAGAAGACGGGAAAGTCACTGCTCGCGATTCTCCTGGCGATCTGGTGGGTCTGCACGCGCGACCGCGGCGAGTGCATCCTAACTTCGAGCTCCGATCCGCAGGTCAAAAACGTCCTCTGGAAAGAGCTTCACGAGGTCAACCGGGCGCTCAAGCGTCGCGGCGTCGAGCTGCTACCGAATGTGCCACTGGACCCCGCAACCGGGTGCCGCTGGGACGACGGGCGCAGCATGCGCGGCTTCGCCACTAAGACGCCGGAGAACGCCGCTGGTATCTCGGGGCCGGCGCTATTCTTCATCCTCGACGAAGCGAGCGGCATCGAAGCAAAGATCGCCGAGGCATTCATCGGCAACGCGACTGGCGGCGCGAAGGTGCTTGCCCTATCGAACCCGACGCAAACGTCCGGCTTCTTTTACGAGACGTTCACGACTCGGCGCGAGTTCTGGTTTCAGATCCATCTGACCTGCTACGACTCGCCGAACTACTGCAGCGGTCAGCGCCTCGTCCCTGGGCTCGCAACGCGCGAGGCAGTGGACGAAATGGTCAGGGCCTACGGCGACGACTCGCCGTTCGTCGCTGTTCGTGTGCGTGGCGACTTTCCGACTCAGGTCGCGAATGCCGTGATTGGCCTCGGCATGCTCGAGGCGGCAACGGCGCGCTGGGACACGGTAGAATCTGGCGACTTGCTGCCGAGTGGCACGCTCGATCTGGGCGTAGACGTCGCTCGATTCGGAGACGATCTCTCGGTCGTTACTGGGCGCCGTGGCCTCGTCGGTTACTCGCCTGCTTGGATCAAGGCGCAGCATGGGATCGAATCCTGGGCGAGCGGCTACGATTCGACGAAGGTCTGCGGGCTGGTACTGCTGGTCATGCGCAAGCTGCGCACCAAAGGCGAGCGCGTTCGAATCAAGCTCGACGCCGCTGGCGGCTATGGCGGCGCTGTCGCTGACCGGCTTCGTGAGCTGCAGGAAAACGGCGATCTCGATGAGTTCGTGCAGATAATCGAAATCAACGTCGCTTGCGTCTCGACCGAGCCGGAAGAGTTCCCGCTACTGCGTGACGAGATCTGGTTTTCGTTTCGAGAGTGGGCGCAAGAGGGCGGCGCGTTCTTCAGCGATCCGCGGCTCGAGTCCGAGCTAATCGCGCCCACCTACTCGCTCACCAAAAAAGCGCAACGCAAGGTCGAGTCGAAGGACGAGATCAAGAAGCGCGCACCGAGCAATCAGAGCCCCGATTTCGCGGACTCTTTCCTACTAGCGATTTTCGACGGCGTAGCAACGCCGATCGACTCCGGCGAGGACGACGACGAGTTCGTCGACGATGCACCTCGCTGGGGCAACTACGACGGCCGCGGATACGGCTGACCCACACACGCAAGGACACTCATGCAACCTTCAGTCGGTATCATCAAGTACGGCGAGCGCGCGGCGCGTGAGATCTCGAGTCGTATCGGCGGAACCGTTGCCGACCGCGCTACTCTGGCGGGCCTCGGTAAGCAGGCGCGCGCCGACGGACAGATCATCAAGGTCGCGTCCGACCGCTCCGAGTGGATGTTCAGTCTCGCGAGCGTGGCCGTCGACGCGACGCAAAATCTCGTCGTCACCCCGAATGATGCTCTCGGCGGCGTATGGCTGCGTGTCGACAACTTCGTCGACTTGAAGCTGCCGATCGCGTTCGGGACGGCGGACGCTACGGCGCTACTGACCGTTCCGACGGGGTTCAATCTGCTTTTGCTGCGCGCGTATTGGGAGGTGATTGCGTCGTTCACCGGCGGCGCCGGCGCGATCGGCGTGAGCTCGAACAACGCCGCGTTCTCGACCAAGGGCGACATCCTAGGCGGCGCAACTGGCGACGTTGCGGCCACGCTCGTGCAGACCGGCAGTCCCTACAAGGGCGGCACCATCGGCGCGAAGTTCGGCACCAACGGACTGATCGCGCTCGTACCCACGAACACGATCCGTCTCGATGTTCAGACCGCTGGCTTCACGGCTGGCAACGGCTTCGTGCACGTGGCCGCGCAACTCATAAACTGACATGGCGGCGCAAAAGGGTCTCGGTCTCAAATACCGAAGCACACCGACATCGTTGGCCGCAGTCGTCGCGAGCGATACCGTCGACCTTCCTGGAGGCTCGGCGCGTATCTCGGTCACCACGGCCGGCGCCTATCAGGTGATCGCTCACTCCGACTCGGCACCGGTCACGCTGCAGCTTGCGGCGGGTGTCATGCACGAGACGCTGATTCGGCGCGTGTATGCGACCGGCTCGGTTGCAACCGTTGGCATCGTCGCTCACTACTCCTGACAAACTGAACGAGGGAACCCATGGCCACCAAGCGCGTGGGTGCCGGCGCGCAGGAGCGGACGGCGTCCAAGAAGAAGTCTTACGTCGATCCGGTCGTTGCCGATCTCGCTCTCTCGCTGCAGTTCCAGCGCGTTGGCGGCAACCTCACCCCGGGTCAGGTCTCGTCGATTCTGCAATCGGCGGACGCTGGCCGCCCCTTCCGACTTGTCGATCTCTTCCACGAGTGCCGACAGAAGGAAGGTCACGTCCAGTCGATATTTCAGACGCGCGAGCTCGCGGTGTCTGGGTTGCCGTTCGACATCATCGCCCCCGAGGGAAAGAAGAAACGGGACAGCAAGTATCGCGATCGGTGCATGAAAGCGCTGCTCGCGTGCGACACGTTCCGCGAGATGTGCGCTCACCTCGTCGGCGAGGGCAACGCATTCGGTTACGCGTACTCTGAGAACGTCTGGAAGAAAGACAAGGACGGCCTCCTGGTGCCGTCGGTGTTCAAGCAGATCAACTGTCGGCGCTTCGGCTTCCGGCAAGTCGACGGAAAGCTGCTTTTCGATCCGACGACGAGCGGCAACGGCAACGCGGTTGATGCGCTCGGTGTCGATCTGATCGAGGAGTACCCGATCGGAAAGTTCTCAACGTATCAGCCGCGCGTGAACGGCGACACACTGGTCCGTGAGGGCCTGTCCAGACTCATCATCTGGCTTTCGCTTTTTCGGACGTTCGATCTGCGCGATTGGCTGCAGCTTGCGGAGCTCGCGTGGAAGCCTTGGCGCCTCGGCAAGTACGCCAAAGAGGCGAGCAAGCCGGACAAGGACAACCTCCGGAAGATCATGCAGGCGCTCACCACGAACGGCGTGGCGACGCACCCCGACAACACTTCGATCGAGCTGTTCTGGCCGCAGCAAGCCGGCGCCAAGGTCTCGAATCACAAAGAACTGGCCGACTTCCTCGGCGACGAAATGTCGAAGGCCGTTCTCGGTCAAACTGACATGGTGTCGCCGGGCGCCAATGGTTCGCGCGCTGCAACGGCTGCCCGTAACGAGCTGCGCAAAGACCGACGCGACGCTGATGCGGTGGGCCTATCAACGGCCGTTCAGAAGTACGTGATCGAGCCGTTTTATGCGCTCAATTACGGCCCATCGATCGAGCCTGGCCAGTTCCTGTTTCTGACCGAGGACCCGCTCGACTTCCTCAAGTTCGCTCAGTCGATCCAAGCGTTCCGCAACGCCGGCCTGAAGATCCCGTCCTCGTACGTTTACGAGAAGACTGGCATCCCCGAGGGCGACGAAGGTGACGAGCTGCTTGGCGAAGGCATGGGCGACAAGAACCCCGGCGTGGAGCCCGACCCCGATGGCGACAAAGACACCGGAACCGAAGGCGACGACGCCGAGCCCGAACCAGCAAATCCCAAGGGAAAGCCGAAAGGCAAACCCAAGAGCGGCGCTCGACGAGCTGCGCAATCGTCACCCTGAACACGTGCACGCGCCCGGCTATGCCGATCGCGCAGCTCCGAGAGTTCGAACCCGATGAGCAAAGCAGCGATTCAAGAACTACTCTCAGCTCTCAGCGAGAAGGGTGACGACGGAATCATTCACCGAACCTTCGGGGTGACCGTCAAGGCCGACACGATCGACAAGAAAGCGCGCAGCGTGCGCGTAATTGCGTCGACCGACTCGATCGACAGCTACGACGAGATCGTCGAGCAAGACTGGGAAAAGCGGCTAGGCCGCTACAAGAAGAACCCGGTAGTTCTCTACAATCACAACAAGTCAGGCTTCCTCGGCATGGGCGGCGCAGCTTGCGACACCCTGCCGATCGGCAGCGCGAGCGATGTTCGAATAGTGGACGGCCACCTCGAAGCGACGTTGCACTTCGTCGACGATCTGGCGAACCCAATGGGCGAGAAGGTCTGGCAGGGATTTCTGCAAGGATCGATTCGCGCGGTGTCCGTCGGCTTCATGCCGCACAGCGTCCGAGAAGAGAAGCAGAACGACGTCGAGATCCTTCGGCTCTGTGACAACGAGCTGTACGAAATCAGCGCCGTTGCCATGCCAGCAAACGCCGATGCGGTGGCTCTGTCCGCCGAGTCCGGTAGCGAACGTCAACGACTCCGCGCGCGCGCCCGTGCCGCGCAAGAACCAAATCTCACGGCCTTGGCCGAGAAAGCGAAGATCCAAATGGACCTTGCCGAACAATTGAAGAAAGCCCAGGACGATCTCGTCGCAGCCGCCAAGGCAATCGAGACCGAAAAGGCGCTCAGCGCCGAGCACAAGACGGCCGCTGAAACCGCGCAAACTGCTCTACAAACCTCTGAAACCGCATTGAAAGCCTTGGAAACCGAGCTGGAAGAGCTCAAAGCCAAGAACGCGCTGACCACGACCGAGAAGGAGGCCAGCGAGGCCAAACTCATCGAGCTCGAGGTCGACGCTCTCGTCGGCAAGAAGATCGCCCCCGCCGAGAAAGCCGACTTCATTGCTCTGCGCACGACCGACCCGAAGCGGTTCAAGTCGATGGTCGCGAACCGAGCCGACATGCCGCACACTAAATCGCTCGTTGCCGACGACAACAAGTCGAGCAAGTCCAAGAGCAGCTCCGGCATTCTCAGCAACGCTCGCAAGTCCGCGGCCGGCAAGTAAGCCGCGCGCGTCGACTCCAATCCTCAAAAACTCAACGCCGGGGTCACTCGGCACCAGAAAAAAGGTTCCAAGTAAATGGCTAACCCGCGTGCACAAGAGCGCCTCGAAGGCGCAGACATTCGGATCTATCCCGTCAACGCCGGCACTGTCCGCAAGGGCTTCCCGGTCAAGCGCGTCGGCGCAAATGTGATCGAAGGCGTGGCGATCGGTGACAATACGATCGGTATCGCACTCGACGCTGGCGACGTTGCTGGCGTAGCCGGCGCGACCAGCATTCGCGTCGTGCACTACGGCAAGGGCATCGTCCAGGGTCTCGTCGGAACTGGCGCCGCCACTCCCGGCAGCTTCGCGAAATGGGCTGGCGCTGGCGACGGACTGACCGACGCCACCGTCGGTGGCGCGACCACGAAGCTCGTCGTTCACGGTCAGTGGGTCGAGTCCGGCGCCGCTGGCGAATACGCGGGCCTCAACCTCGGAATGGCGTCCGCCACCGTCGGGTCCTGAGCGCTCGCGCGCCGACCTTTCAACCTCTTTCGCAACCAAAGTAACTGGAGCCAACTCAAATGATCCGAACCGACAACGCGATGCCGGTGCAACGCACCGCCGCAGGTCTCGAGTACGAAAAACTCGTCAAGTACGTCAAGGGCATCGAGTCGCGCGGCGACGACGCCGAGATGGCGGAGTTCGCAGAACGCAACTCAGACATCCTGGCAGTCAAGGACCTCCGTCCCGGCGACGTGCACCAGGACACCGTCCTCACGTCGATGTCAGTGCAGTACGTCAACGACGACTACATCGGCTTGCAACTGATGCCGCGCGTGCTCACGGGTGGCGCTCTGAGCGGCATCTATTACGAATACAATCAGCGCGATCGCCTGGCGTACCCGGATGACACCGTAGCCGATCGCGTCAACGCGAACGAGCTCGGGCAGGGCCGCACCAAGCGCAATTTCAGCCTCGGGATCCGCTCACTGCGCGAGTACCTCGACTGGATGACGATCCAGAACCAGAGTGCTCCGCTGAACGAGCTGATCGACGTACAATCGCATGTGCTCGACGGCTTGGCGTTCAACCAAGAGCTACGCATCATCGCGGCGACCACGACCCCCGGAAACTTCGGCGCGAACACTGTGGCGCTGGCTGGCTCTGACCGCTTCGATACTTCGGCTGGCGGCGATCCCGCTGGCGTCGCTGACACGGCGATGGCGAACCTCTGGCAGGGTATGGGCCCGAGCAAGACGGTCGCCGTTGCATCGCTCAGCGTCTACAACGTGCTGAAGCGCCACCCGCGCATCCTCGACACCTTCAAGTACGGCGTCGGCGCCGAAGGCCCGAAGATGGCCAACACGAAGATGCTCGCCGAGTACTTCGAGGTCGACGAGTTCTTGGTCGGTCGCGCACGCAAGGATGTCGCGAACAGCAACGCGGCAGCCAGCTACGGCCGCATGTGGCCCGACATCCTCGGATTCTTCCGCGTGTCGACCTCGCCGAGCCTCCGGAATGTGTGCTTCGGCACCACGTTCCAGGACGCGGCAACGCAAACCGATCTGATGTGGATCAACGACCGCGGACCGAAGGGCTCGTACTTGGCGCGCTGCACGCTCAGCGACCAGCAAAAGGTGATCTCGGCGTTCGCCGGATACCTCGTCACCACGCCGATCGGCTGATCGTAGTCGACGCGGCGTAACCGGGTGCGGCGTTGAGGGGCGCCGCTGCCCAACCATCAAGTTTTTTCTGAGGGACCGAGACCATGGCAGACAACACGAACGACGCGGCGAAGCTGAAGACCGAGCAGGAACAGGCGAAGGCGAAGGCCGACGCTGACGCGGCGAAGCTGAAGGCTGAGGCGGACGCGAAAGCGGCGGAGGCCAAGAAAGCCGCCGACGACGCGGCTGAACTCAAAGCGTTTCGCGAAAAAGAAGCCGAGACAAGGCTGACCGCACAGAGGCAAGCGGAGATCGAGGCTGTGCGCGCAGCCAAAGCGATCGACGAAGACACGATCGACGCTCTCGTCGAGGATGCCCGATTGGCCGGCGCGAACGAAAAGTCGCTCTCTGAGTTGCGCGGCGCGCTCGCCAGCAGCACTGTCGACGAGCTGCCGAAGTTCAACGAGCAGATTTCGGCGCTTCGAAAGAAGAACCGGAAGCCGCACCACGTCGTCTCGCAGGGGTCGGTGATGTTCAACGGCGATCGGTACGAGCACGAGGATCCGATCCTGCTCACGGATTCCGAAGCGCTCGACCTTGGCCCCGAGGTGGTCGCGCCCGGTACGGCTCCGCCAAAGCCGCGGGATATCAACAAGCGCAAGGGCGGAAAGTACACCGTCGCCGGCCCCGGTTCCGTCTACAAGGACGGTCGCCACCGCCACGCGGGCGAGGTGCTCGAGCTGAACGAGGACGACGCGCGCAGCCTGGGCGAAGCGGTCGTAGAGGTCTAAACAATGCCGAGCGCGAATCAAAACGCGCGCTCGGCGACATTGCGGGATGGCGCAGTCTGGTAGCGCGCTTGGCTCATAACCAAGAGGCCGCTGGTTCAAATCCAGCTCTCCGCAACTAACTGACAAGGTAAAGCGATGGCTGCTGTCCTACTCATCGACCAGGCGCAGCTCGAGGATCGCATCTCTGCGATTACTCTGATGCGCCTGTATGACGACGACAACGACGGAGTCGCAGACGTTGATGCCGTGAACGGACTGATCGCCGACGGTTCGTCAAAGGTGCTCGAGTGGCTAGGTCCTGTTTACGACGTAGCTATTTTGAGCGCGGTACAGCAGAACGCAGTCGTGAGGCTCGTGAAGGACGTTTGCCAAGCCTACGCGGCGCAGCGGCACCCGGAGTTCATGCGCGGAGTCGACGGATACAAAGCGATGGCGCAGGCCGAAAAGGAGCTGGAGAACCTCCGCAAAGGCCTGACCAATCTCGGCACGAAAGACCCGCCCGAGCCAGCTGCAAACCAGGGCGGCGACGTGGACAGCGGCGATCCAAACGACCAGACGCCGAGAGATAAACTCTTCCTCGACGGAACAGGCGACTACTGAGGTGACCCATGCTCCAGGTCTTCCCCGACCTGCAGCCGCTTTTCGACCTTGAAGAAGAGTGGGACCGCGGCCTCATCAAGCTCTCTGACGCTGCCCGGCGCGCAGTAGCTCGAGCCGTAGTCGAAGCGCCGATCGAAGCAATCAACACCCGTCACTACAAGGACCGGACTGCCCTCCTAACGTCGATGACGAAGGGGTGGGTCGAGATCTCGGTCCCTGGTGGCGCGATTGGCGAGATCGGCGCGTACACGTATTACGCGAGCTACGTGAACGACGGGACGCGACCGCATGAGATTTGGGGCAACCCGCTTCTGACGTTCAAGATCGGCGGCCGTTGGGTTTCGACTCCCATGGTGAACCACCATGGGACGCAGCCAGACGGGTTCATGAGTCGCGCTTACTTCAAGGCCGAAGCTGTGATGATTCGCGAGATTGAGATCGGCGTCGCCGACCTCGAGCACTTCTTGGAAGGCTGACCCCGATGACTGCAGACGGAAGCACGATCGGCGGGCGCGCTGTTCCGTTGGTTGGGGTGTCGAGCAAAACCGATACGGTCACGGACTACGCGCTCGACGTAGTGGTCGGCTACCTAGCGGCGATTCTCCGGACCTATGCCGAGTCGGCTTGGCATTCTGTAGCGCCAGGCGAGCCAATCGTCCGGCGCGCGTTCACGCACGACCCGCAAGAGTACGAGTTCAATCAAAACGACCTGCCTGCGCTGTACATGTTTCGCACGGGCAGCGCGAGGAACGCCGAGAACCTATCGGAAGACTACCGAATCCACACCGACGGCGTGCGGTTGTTCTGGGTTCTCCCGCCAGGCAGCCCCGATACCGATCGACGGCGCAGCCCGATCATTCAGGCCGTTGGCAAGCTAATTGACCTGAAGATCGATCGCGTACGAGACCCTTGCTATGTGCTCGCGAACGACCCCGACCCGACGAAGATGGCCGAGGGCACGGTCGTCATTCGCGCCGCTGGATTGAATTGGATCAAGTTTCTCCAGTGGAAGCTAGCGAAGCTAGCGATCCAAATCGGCGAAGGTGCGGCGCGGCGCGTCTATCAAGCGCTCGACGTCACGTTCGAGTTTGAAGAGTCGATAACGCAGGGCTTCGCCGACATTTCGAACCCTTCGTCAGTCGACGCCATGTTCGCGATCGACGGCGCCAAAGACACCGACGGTAACCCGCTGCCCGCGGTTCCGTTCTCCGAGTTAATCGGCTGACACACATTCACGACACCGGGGCTTAGCGGTAACGCTTGGCCTCGGTGCTGATACCAAACCACTGACGACGAGCCTCGCGCCGTCGTCGCAAACGGAGCGCCATGCCCCTACCGAAATCGACCGTCCGGGTTTTCCCGAATCCGTGGGGGTTCATCCACCACGACCTCGGCCCGCAAGGCCATTGTCACGAAGATACGGGCGGCCGCGGCTCGACTCCGCGCTTCATCGGCGCCGAGCAGGACCAAGAGCGCACGAAGCTCGTGCACAACTACGAGTCAGATCCGAACGAGACGCGGCTCAATGTGCACGTACAAGCGTGGGCGTTCCCCTCGCTCGACGCTGCGCTGCTCGGCCCGGCTCCGGGTTTCGAACGCGGCATCGAGCTACCGAAAACGCCGTACTACCTCGACCGCTTGCGCGATGGCGATCTGATCCCCGCCGACGAGCGCTCTGGCGAGAACGGTTGCCGATTCGCGAGCCTCGCGGAGGCCAAGGCGGCCGGCGTTGCGGTGTTCGAGTCTCACTTCGGTGAGGGCACGTTCGCCGAGCTGTGCCCCGAGCTCGCTGGCGCCCCCGCAAAGTCAGCCGAAGCGCCCGCCCTGACCAGCGCGGCGCCCGTGCTGACGACGCTGGCAGAGGCCCGCCCTGCCCCGTCAGACGCAGAAACCGCCGCCGCCACCCCCGACGCCAAAGCCGCACGCGCAAGCCGCGTCGCCAACGGAGCCGACAAATGACCGCACCGCCAGTCTCGATCATCGGCTTCGCGTCCACCGATTTCGTCCCCGGTTTCGTGGGCGAGACCGTCTTGGGCGCCGGCCCGGCTACGTCGGGCAACGCAGTCTTCAAGCTGCTTTTGGTCGGCAACATGCTGGCCACGGGGAGCGCCGTTCCCAACGTCGACACGAAGCAGGTCTTTTCGGAGAACGACGCGCGTACGTTCTTTGGTCCTGGCTCCGAGCTGCATCGCATGGTGCGCGCTGCGCTCCGTGTACCCGGCATTCAGATCTGGTGCTCGCCGGTCACCGAGAGCGCGGGCGCCGCTGGTACAGTCACGATCTCGTTTACCGGGACCGCTGGGAGCGCCGGGACGTTCACGTACTGGATCGACGGCGAACGCATCGACGTCCCGGTTGCGCTCGGTGACGCGCCAACGGCTGCCGGAAATACGCTGCTGGCGCTGATTGGACAGAAGGATTTTCTGCCAGTCACCGCTGGCAACGCTGCCGGAGTCGTCACGCTCACGCGCAAGCAGAAGGGTCCACGCGGCAACTTCGGCGTCGTGGTGCAGGACGTGACGCAGGGCCCGACAGTCATGGGTTCCACGCTTGGCGGCTCTGGCACGTCGGTCACCAGCGGCGGCAAGCGCTTCGGAGGCGGAACAACTGTCGACGATGTGACCGCGGTGTCGACCGCAACGTTCCCCGCTTGGTATCAGCGCGTGGCATTCGCGCCGAACGATTCCGCGAATCTCGCGGTTTGGCTCGCGAACGAAAACGCCAAGGCTGGGCCGCTCGAGGGGCGTCCGGAATACACGGTCGTTGGTAGCAATGACACGCTCGGCAACGCTCAGAGCCTTTCGCAAACGACCCTGAACAACGGTCGTTTTCAATTGGTCTGGATGCTCGAGGGCGAGTCGCACCCGGCCGAGATCGCTGCCTTCGTGGCCGCGCTGCGCACCGCGACCGAGCCAGGCGATCCGGGCTCGGAGTACGACGACGAGGTTTTGGTCGGCCTCGCCCCGCACCGGTACACGTCGCAAATTCCGCAACGATCGACGAAGCTGGCCGCGCTGCAGACCGGTCTCACCCCGATATACACGTCGAACGGTCAGGCGCTCATCACTCGGTCAATCACGACGCGCTGCCTCAATGGCACCGCGCCGGATTATCGCGTGCTGGACACCGGATGGGCGTCCGTGACGGACTTCATTCGAGTCGACATCGGCTCGAGCCTGTGGCCCGAGTGGAAGAACCAAAACCCGGTGCTCGCCGACGACCCGGCGCCAGAGCAGGGCGAGCGAATCAGCGGCGTCGGAACGCCGAAGCGCTGGAACGACCGAGTAATCCAGAGGCTCAAGCGGTTCGAGCGCGGCGACATTGTGACAAGCGGCATACCGCAGATCATCGACGTCGATCTGAACCTGCCGAGCTCCGGCTGGGACCCGGTTGCTAAGCGACCCATGTCGTTGATTCCGATCGTGCCGTCGCCACGCAATCACCAGATCGGCGTGAGTCTTCGCCAAATGTGATGACGGGCCGCGCGTAGCGGCCTGACTCACCAGCTTTCGCGCGCCGCTGAGAGTGCGCGCGGTTCCATTTTCAGGAGTCCCAATATGGCGACTACGACTATTCGCGCGGCGGCGGTGTATGCACGGGGCAAGAAGGTCGCAGAGGTCGAATCGGCCGACTACACGATCGATTCAGGCGACGAAGCGCACCACGGCACCGAGGGCCTACTCGGCTTCTCGAAGGGTCAGATCACGACCAAGATCACGACCAACGTGATCATCCCGGTCGCCGGAATGACCTCGACTCTCGAGGGCGCGCTACTCAACAAAGAGACGCTGACGATCGGCTGGGTCGGCGGCGGCAAGATGCATCAGATCGACATGAACCCGATGACTGCCAGTTACAAGTCAGACTCCAAGAGCGGCTCGCTGAAGGGAACGTTCGAGTTCCACGGCGGCAAGCCTGACGTGACGGGCTGATGAGCGCGAAAAAAGCTGTGTGAGCGACTGATTTCGACACGCGACGATCGAGTCTGAGGGGACGAGATCGGCAGGGTTTTCTCTGTTCGAACGAGGCAAGACAATGGCGCGATTTTCACAGATTCAGCAGGGCAAAAGGGCGCGGCGTGTCGTCGCGTTCCCAATGCTCAACACCCGTTGCCCGCTCCTGGTGCCACTGCCAGAGCTCGAAGCACAACGGCTCGCCGATGCGGCGGAACGCGGCGCTACCAAATCAGGTGGTGACGCGCCAACAGCACCCGAAGACGAAAATCTCGTCGCGCTTGTCGTGCTGAATGGCGAAGAAGAGACAAGATCGCTAGAGCTTGCGCGCGCTGCCGCGATCAAGGCTGGCGTTACTGACCCGAAGCCGAACGAGCCGATCTATGATCTCCAGGTCATGGTTCACACGCTGCTCTTCGGTTGCGTGGACAACGAGTCTCCGATCGATGCGCCGGTTCCGTTCTTCTCATCTGCTGAGCAGATCATGAGGAGCCTGAGCCGCGACCAGATAACGCACCTGTTCGCTCAGCACGAGTTTTGGCAGGACGAGATCTCGCCGCGTGCCAAGAACACGACCGAAGATGACTTTATGCGCTGGCTCACTGGAGTCGCGGAGTCGGAGTCTCCGTCAGATTTTTTCGAGCTTGTCGGGCCCGCTACGCTGTGGCGTTACGTGCACACTTTGATCAAGCTGCTTGCACTCTCACCAACGGACAGGTCGCCTGTTGGCTCTACGACCGACAGCAGTGGCAAAAGCAGTACGACCCCGACGGTAAAGATCTCGGACTCGACTGAGGGCGCCGCGGATGGCTGACTTCTCCTCGCTGCTGCAAAAGGGCGGCGGCACCCATGCGATCCGACCGCCGGCGCGCGTCGTCACGCTCCCGCTATCCGCGTGGGCCGATTCGCGCTCGGACAAGCCACGGACTCCAGTGACGATCGGAATCCGGCTCATCTCCGAGCAGGACACCAGCGCGGCTCGCGCGGCCGCTGCCAAGGTCGCCGTCGAGCTCGTACCGGTCGGCACCGAGGACGACCGAATCGAGGCGTACAACTGCGCTCTCATGCGGTTCGCTGCGGAGCACGGGACTTGCTCGGCGACGAACGTGGAAGACCCGCACTTCGTGATGGGCGAGTTCGAGATCCGCCAGCGCATGACGGCCGAGGGAGTCCGTTTGCTGTGGCACGCGATAGAAGCACTTCACGAGGCTTCGAATCCGTCGGTCGAGGAGATCGACGACGAGGGCATCGCGCATCTGTTCGCTCTTCTTCACCGCGACGCGCTCGCCCTGCTCGATAAGCCCGAGGGAGCGCGCATCCGGCGCTTGCTCGAGCTCTGCCGCTCTGGGCTCGCTGAAGTAGCCGGCTAGCGCGCTCGAAAACCAACGACCAACCGCGGACTTCGCTCCGCAAGTGCCGAGCTTTGTTCGGCCGACAACTAACGAGGCAATTGCAAAATGGAAACGAAGAAGTACGCAGTCGGCGACGTGGTCATGATCCCGGTGACGATTCTCGAAGTTCACCCGCAGGGTTTCAAATTCGGTATTCACGCGAACGGCGGCCCCAACATGCCGCCATGGGAGAGGCCCACGGCCGAGGAGATCGCCGATGCCAAAACGGAGCTCCCCGACACTCTGATCGCGTCGACTCCCGACGGCGTGGATTTCGACTCGCACGGCCGCGCTCACTTCCGCGCCTCGATCGCTCTCTGATCTGCTGACCGGACCCCCGCCTCGCTGACTAGCGAGCGCCCCAATCAAATCGAAACAGCGGCCTTCGCGCCGCATAGGCCGGGCTCCGCTCGCGCCAAAAAAGGACTACGAAAATGCGTGAATTTACGGTCACCGGTGAGAACATCACCATTGCAAACGCGGGCGTTACGCTCGTGTGCATCAACCCCGCATCCGGTCAGACGATCGAAGTCGTGCGTTGCTGGGCGAACCAAGTCGGTACCGCGACTTCTGCGATGTACGGTATCGAGCTCAACTTCAAGGCAACCGCGTTTCCGACTCTCGTGTCGGCGACCCCGGGCAAGCTCAAGAGCTCTGACCCCGTGTCGCTCATCACCGGCGGCACTGCCGGCGCGGCAGGTACGGCAGGTATCAACGCTTCGGCAGAAGGCGCGGGCGCTACCACGATCATCTACCCCGATTCGTTCAACAACCTCGTTGGCTGGATCTGGACCCCGAGCATGAACTGGGGCGAATCGATCCAGGTCAACTCAGCGGCGTCGAAAGCCTTCTGCATGAAGTTGCAGGCGGCACCATCCAGCCTAAGCGGATGGAACTTCGGCGTTACGTATCGCGAAGTCGGCTAAGTTCTTCTGGCAGCTTTGCGTCGCGCTCTTGGTTGGGCGCGGCGCTTGCTGCGCTGCTTTGAGAGGGAATCACTTTGCCCGGTTGTCGAATGCGAATGGCGCGGTCGGGCAAGCCGGCGCCGGCTGCTCCGGTTGTGCTTCCCACGTCGTATTCCACGACGCTCAGCACTCCCGAAGGCACTCTATCCGAGGGTGGCATATGGCTATCGGGCGGAGTCACGGCATTGGATTGGACGGATTTTGCTGTGTCGGGCGGGTTCGCCGTACCGAAGCAAAGTACTTCATCACCCAACTTTGATGATTCGGTTGTCATTTTAGACCCGGCAAAATTCAATATTGGACCTAACCAATACGCCTCCGCCGTCATTCATCGGAGCGCAAACGGGCTATCGGGATCCGTTGAGTGCGAGCTGCTACTGCGCGCGACATTCGGCCCGCACTTCATGACGGCGTACGAGATCAACTTGAATTTCGACGGCGGATATCTGGAGGTAATCAACGTCGGCGGAGTCACCTCGGGCGCGCGCGGGACAGTCCTCGGCGATTTCCAAATGCAGAATTTCGGGAGCGTCGGGTTCGCGATTGCCGACGGGGATTTCTTCGAAGCTCAAATCATCGGCAGCCTGGTGTCGGTGTGGCTCACGCATGCGTCCACACGCACGCAATACGTGAACAACTTCGACGTGACGACACTGGCCGCTACCTATTTCGCTACCGGCTCGATCGGTTTCGGCAACTATCTGGCGAGCTCGGACTACTGCCTCACCTCGTGGAGCGGAAATAAACTGCCATGAAATCACCAGCCCTAGACGCCGCGCGCGCATCCACGATCGCCAAGCTGCAGGCAGGGCATGACGGGCTGATCGTCAAGCTTCGTTGTTACCGTGAGGGGCACGGGCATGGCAATCATTCCGCCACGGTGATCGGGGCGACTGAAAACCCGTACGTCTGGCGCGTTCGATTCGCCGACGGCCATGAGGAGTTGCATCACGTCGACGGGATCCTGCTGCCGTGACGACCCCGATTTTCCGTGGTCAGGTCAGCGCGGGCGCGTCGTCGATCACGACCTTGCCGTCTCAAGCGACGCACGGAACGCTCGTCGCGTTCACGCCTGCAGCCGGCGCCGCTATCGTTATCGCCTGCACCAACGACACGACGAGCGGCGGCACCGCGAGCGCCACGGATCCAACGAATGGCAGCTATGGCGCCGTTCGGCACACCCGGCAGGACACAGGCAACCAGCAGCAGGTCGAGGTCTTCGCGATTCTCACCGGCGTGACGGCTGTCAGCATTTTGCCGGCGGTGACATGGTCGGTTGCGGCAGGCTTTCGTGGGATGGCTGTCTGGGAGTGCCCGGACCCAGTTAGCGCGCTCCAGTTCGCTAGCCAGCTCCAGAGCGGCGCCACAGCACTCAGCTCGACGCAGCTCACCCCCGCGGGCACCGGATGGCTATTCGGCGTGTCGATGGACACGAACCCCGCAACCAACGCGGCCACCGCGGGCGCAGGGTTTACCGACGACGGCGCAGGCTGGGACATCGACCAAGGCGGCACGAGCGCTCGCTTCGAGCACATCCAGGTCACTACGACGTCGCCGATCGACGCGACGTTCACGGGTACGACCGCGCCGCACATATCGATCGCGATCTTCGCGCAGACAGGCGCAGGGGGCGGCGCCGCCAATCCCCCCGCGCGTCGACGCGCAATGCTCGACGAGCAGTTCGTCGACGCTCCGCAACGCAAGCCGTGGATCCCGGTAAGCGGAATCGCGCCGAGCGCTCCGCCGAAGCTACGCGCGCGACAGGTTCTCGACGAGCAATCGCCCGAGACACTGATTCGGCGGCCATGGCGGCCAGTGAGCGGGCTTGTGCCGAGTGCTCCGCCGAAGCTACGCGCGCGGGCCGTGATCGACGAGGCACTGGCACCCGATTTGCCACTGCGTAGCGGCGCAGAGGCGGCGTTTCCGCCACCCGATTCGCCTCCGCTCGTAGCGTACGACACGACAGACCTCGACGCGGCTCCGCTCGACGAGCGCATCACTCGCCGAGCGTTCCCAACGGGAGCTCCGCCGGTTACCGCGACACCGTTCCGAGCGCGAAAGCCGCTCGTGGACGACTCGCCAGCCGACGAACGGATCCAGCTCCGTTCGCCACTGGTAACCCTTGCGCCGCAAGCGGGGCCACCAGCCGAGCGCGAGCCGCGTCTCGCCGACGAGCCGATTGCCGACGAGCCGATCCGGCTGCGGCCGTTGCCGCCTGCAACACAGGCGGCGGCGCCCGTCGCCTTTCCGTTCGCCGCACGGCGCGCGATCGCGGACGAGCCTACGGCGCCCGACACGATTCAGGAACGCGAAGGCCCGGCGCCCCTCCGCGCCACCGACGCGCCACCTGTCACTCGCGCTCGACCGCTCGAAGAAAATGCGACGCAGGACGATCTGCAGCGCCGCATTAGCATCCCGACGAGCGGGGTAGTCCCGTCGAACCCGCCGATAACGCGGGATCGAGCAATCAGCGACGAGCAATCACCCGAAACGCTAGTACGCCGCCCATGGCTGCCGACCAGCGGGCTCGTGCCGAGCGCTCCGCCGGTTCTTCGCGCTCGCCCCATCTCGGACGAGCAATCTCCGGAACCACTCCAGCGCAAGCCGTGGGCTCCGGACTTTGCCCGGGTCGACGCTCCCTCGGTAACGCGTGCTCGGCCAATCTCCGACGATCAGGCGGACGAGCCACTACAGCGGCGAAGCGGACTGGTTCCGCTCCCGGTTGCCGTCGCGGCTCAGCTGCCAATCCGAATTCGACCGCAAACCGAGGAGTCTCCAGCAGAGCAACCGACGCAGCGGCGCCCGTGGTTCCCCACGTCGCCCCCTCCGCCGGTCCCTCCGCCGACGACTCGAGCGCGACCGATCTCGGACGAGCATTTCCCCGAGACACTGCAACGCAAGCCGTGGTCGGCGTTCTTCTGGCGGGTCGATCCTCCGCCGACGGCGCGCGCTAGGCCGATCGCTGAGGACTCATCGCCAGCCGAGCAGACGTTTCTTGATTCGCTCTGGCGTCGGGTTCGAAGCTTCGCCGCATTCTTCGGCGTCGCCCCTCCGCCTCCGTCGTCGTCGGTCGGCTGCGCGCACAGCTCAATCACCGCTCTGGCAAGCGCGGCCAGCACAATCGCCCCGACCGCTTCCGCGTCAACCGCTGTCACCGCGTGCGAATAAATGCAGACATTCAAGTTTGGACAGCGCGCGCGCTTCAGCGTGACGTTCACGGATCTGATTGCCGGCGCGGTATCAGATCCGACGACCGTCGCTCTCAAGCTACGAGATCCGAGCGGCACTGAAACGGTCTACACGCTGGCCGGCGCGCAGGTGATTCGCGCATCGGCTGGCATGTATTACTTCGACGTAACGCTCGGCGTGCGTGGCGAATGGCTTGCGCGTTGGGTGGGTAGCGGCTCACTGGTCGCGGTCGACGAGTTGAAATTCCGCGTGGAGGCTTCGGGCTTCACGAGTCCGTGAGCCCAAAATGGCGGAAATCAAGATCAAGATCGGCGCGGCCGTCGACCAGTCGATGCGAACGGTTTTCAAGCCGCTCGTTCAGGCTGCGATCGAAGCGCGAAAGCAAGTTCAGAAGGAATTTGCATCGCTCTCCGTCGGCATGAAGGGAAGCTTCGCCGACGGCGGCAAGGCCGCTCGGAAGGTATTCGCCGACACGACTCGGGCCGGCGAAGACATGTCGCGCCAGCTCGCGAATCAAGCGAAGCAGAGAGCGCGGGCAGCTGAGCAGGAAAGCAAACGCGAGTATTCGACCGCGATCCGTCTGGCAAACGAAGCCGGGCGAGAGCGCATTCGAATTTTGAACGCGAACAATCGGCTCGAGCTCCAGGCGGCTCGGCAGCTCGAGAAGGACAAGAGAAGCGCGGCCGCGGCAAGTCAGAGCGCGATCAACAAGTTTGCCGACCGCACGTCTCACCGAGCGACGCGGTTTTTCATGCCGAACATGCCGATCATGAGCATGGCGCGGCGTGCGGGCTCCGAAGTGCTGCGCGGCATGGGCGTCGAGACATCGATCGATGGCTTGGTTCGGCGCGGTGTAGACATTGAAAAGGGCGCAACAGCGCTCTCTAACCGCGGCTTTATCGAGGGGGCAAAGGGTGGCAACGGTCAGGTCGTCGCGTCCGACACGCTGCAGGGCGAGGCGCGGAAGGCGGGCAAGGACTTCGCGATCAACCCGGTAGACATCATCTCCGCGGGGCACGCCTTCGTTGGTCTGACTGGCGATCTGGACCTCTGGCGAAAAATCATGCCGGGCGTAATCGCCCAGTCGAAGGCGTTCGGCGTGAATCAGGAGGACGCGGCAAAGTCTGCGGCGGAATTCGCGGCGCATATCGGCGATGTGCCGAACAAAGAGAAGGCCGTGCTTGACCTGCTGCGCGTTGCCGGCGGGCAAGGCAAGATCGGAGGCGTGGACTTCTCGGACTTCGCCAAGTACACGGCGAAAGCAGCGGCACCGGCGGCGATGTTCAAGGGCGACAAGGCCGAGAACATTGGCAAGCTTACTGCGCTAGCCGAGATCGCGAAGATGCACGGCGGCGCCTCGACTCCGGCCATGGCCTTCGGTGCGATCGATAGCCTCGCAAACACGCTCAAGAAGCCGGCGCGGCTCAAGTCGATTGCTGCATTGCTCGGGAACAAGAACGGACAGTTTGCAGACGACCAGCATTCGCTTTTGAGTGACCCGCTCAAGCTCGCAAAAGCGCTCATCGTGGCCGGTAGCAGGGATAAGAAGACTGGCAAGTCAGGGCTCTCGAGCCTGGACCGCGTGCAGTCTGCGGTTGGCGACGCTCGATCAATGAAGGCGATCACCGGCCTTCAAATGACGTTCAATGAGGCTGGCGGCGGCCAGAAGGGCCTCGACGCGATGAACGCCGAGTTGGCGAAGTTCAGCCACGCCAACATTTCAACGACTGAGGTTTCGCGCGCACTCGCTGAGGCGCTCAAAACAACGGAATCAAAAGCAGAGCGCTTCAACCAAAAACTGGAGAACATCACGCACGGAGTGATGGCAAAGCTTTTGCCGGTGCTCGAGCAACTCGAAGAACCGGCGCTGAAGCTAGCTGGTCATCTTGGAGACCTTGCAGCGTGGGCGGCATCGAACCCGGGAACGGCGATCATCGACGCGATCGGCGTCGTGATTCTACGCGCTGGCATCGAGTCTGCGTTCCGCAACGGCATCGAGACAATAATCAAGAACGTCGCCGGCACGTCGGCGCTTCCTGGTAAGGGCGGCGGACTCGTCGGGCAAGCTGGCGGACTTCTCGGCCTGTTCACTTCGGCCGCTGTGATCGGTGCGCTCGCGTACGCAATCGAACAAGCGGGCGAGGTTGCGATCGCGCACTTTTTCAAGTCAAAAGATGCGGAGGCCAACGCCGAGGGCACGCAAACCGGAAACGACGGCGCCGCGCTGGCGAACGCTACCAACCACGCGCGCAAGCACGAATTCACCGCGCAGGGAAAGGCAGATCTCGAAAAGGCAGCCGCTCACGTCAAGAAGCAAATCGACGAAGCTTCTACCAACGACGTAGCGATTGCCGCCGATCCGATGGGCGCCGACTTCGGACAGGACCGAGACAACAGCAGTCGAGCGGACTCGAAGGAGACGGCTGCGCTCAAGGCTGAGCTTGTCAAAATGAACACGCTGCTACAGCAAATGAATAGCGGTGGTCTAAAGGTGATCGTCGGCAACTTCCCGCCTCCTGAGCCGCCGAAGGCGCCCGTTGCCGGTGGTCAGTAGTTGGAAAATTCCAAAAAAACTGAGTTCAACGGATCGAGATACTTGAGTTCGTCAATACAGGCTCCAGGCCGCGAAAAGCAGGAGCGCGAGCACGGTGCATAGGAGAATGCGCGCGAGAAGCCTAATCCAGTCGATCGTCTCTTCGCGATGCATGAGAGCGGACGGCGCAACGCGCGCGAGCGAATGCCGATCGACCGGCGGCGGAGGTGGCGGCGGGAAATGCGGAAAGCCGCGATCGATCGCGATCGACATTTCTTGGAGCTCGGACTCGAGCGGGTCGATCGGGGGAAGGCGTGGCGGAGGGGTCAGCCGCATTTGTTGCACTGCTCGACGGTATCCCAGACGCACAGGGGCGGGCCGTTGGTCGGGCAAGCCACATTCTTACCAGGTAGGCAAGCGGCCGCGCATGACTGCCATGGCAGCGATTGCGGCCAACACGGACCGGCGAGGTATTTCGCAAGCAGCGCCGGGCAGCAAAGCCCTTTGTCTGGGTTGCTGTACTGATCGGCTCCGCCGCATGCGGGATCATCGACCGGCGCGCCACCCGAGCCACTGATTCCACCGGTAGTCCCGCCCGATCCTCCGGCGCCTGCCGTGCAGTGCTCTTGCAGCGCTATCACTGCGGAGGTGCAGTTACTAATCGTCGGACACGTAAAGGTTGCCCCGTCGGTCGTCACGTAGTCGATCGCCGTGGTCCCCGTACAGCTGCGCAGGTGGTAGGTGCAAGTTCCGTAGGTCTGCGGGTCACCATCGAAGCACGTGGACGCGGCGCCAGCGCTACCGCTACCCGATGCGCTGCCGATGCCTCCGGCTCCGCCGCCGCCACTCGCAACCGGATCGCCTCCCGAGCCAGCAGACGTTCCGCCGGTCGGTCGCGAACCGGCGTCGCCCTGGCCGGCGCCAGCGACGGCGACCGGCGCGCCTCCAGCTCCGCTCACCGCCTGCTCCCCTGACTGGCCTCCGACCGGCGGCACGTAGGGCGCTCCTGCTGCGCCCGCCTCGGCATCCGGCGGCGCGAGGGCAACCCCGCCCCCGTCGCACCCGACGACCCACACCAAGCACGCGCACAGCGCCCAGACACCAGTCCTCATCAGATCACAGTGCGTCGCCGGCGCCCCGCGTCAAGGCGGCGGGCCGAATTCGGCAGAAATCCCGACAATTCCATGGCTGTCAACGATCTGATCCTCCTGCCCCGGGCGGCATTCCAGGGGCTCGAGTTTCCGGTCGAGCTCGTGCGCGTGCGCGGCGGTGTTCGGGACCATCTGCACGAGTATTCGCACTCGCCATCGGCCGCGCTCGAGAAACTCGGGCGCCGTCCCTACGAGATCGAAATGGTCTCGAACTTTCAGACCACGTTCGCCAAGTGGCCCGACCTTTGGCCGAAGCGACTCGCGCAGCTCCGCGAGCTGTTCGAGCAGGAGACATCCGCGGATCTGATGATCCCATCGATCGGACCCATGTTCTGCATGTGCCGCGAGTGGGATCAGGAGATGACGGCGAAAGTCCTTTCGGGTGAGCGTGCGACGTTCAAGTTTATCGAAGACTCTTCCGACTCGTTCCTGCTCAATGATCTCGTGAGCACTCCGAAGTCGCTGCCGACCAAGGCGAGCCGGCTAACCAATCTTAGCCAGACACTACCGAACCCAAGCATCTTCGACAGCGTGCTGAATGCCGTCAATGATGTGATGGCCATAGTTGATCAGGGCAACGTCTACGGCGGCTTGCTCGAAGCAAAAATCCTCGGGCTCGTTGCGCTGTGCAGGGAGGCCGACCAGCGAATCGAGCTCCAGGACGCAACCAATCACGGGATCTTGGATGCTCTGCGCGATCTTTGGGCCGCGGCAAAAGAGATCTTGACAGACACGCAACGCACGGGCGGCAAGATCGTCAAGTTCCGAGTGCCTGTCACCATGTCGGTAATTGACGTTTCAGCGCTCGTTTACCAGGGCGATACGACGCGCGCGAGCGAGATCCTCAATCTGAATCCGATCGACGATGCTTTCGCCATTCCCGGCGGAACCATCCTCAAAATCTACCAAGCGCTCTAGCCGATGTCCCTCCACTATGACCCGGTTCGCCTCGTGCTGGGGGGCGAGGATCTCGCGATCGTCGAGAGCTACGAGATCCGTGAGGGCATTCTCAATCAGCCGTCGTCGTTCGCGATTCGGCTCGGCAATGCCGCAGTAACGCGCGAGCTACTCGCCAAGTATCCGCCGAACACTCAATTTCAGCTTTATATTGGGGCGGCGCCGATTCAATACGGGTTCACCGACGGCCCCGACACTGGCGACGCGGGCGGCGCAACGTTGGTTAACTTCGAGGGGCGAGACCTCGGGGCGCGCATTCACGATGCGTATGTCTCGGCCGATCTGAGCTTTCCCGCGGACACTACGTTTACAGAACTGCTTAGGATTGCGCTCAAGGCGGTTGGTCTTCCCGATGCGTTCATCCACCCGGACAACAACGCGAACCGAAAGTCGCACGTCGGTAAAACCATCGTTGCGACAGCTCCGACGATCGAGGAAACGACGCTCGAGGACGGTAGCGCTGGTCCGCAGCAGATAGTACCGGGCACGACGCGCACCGTATTCCAGACCGTAACGGCCAAGTTTGGCACTCGTTGGGGCGAGTTCCTGAAGACGCAATTCGACCACGGCGGCATTTTTTGGTGGGCCGACTGCTCCGGCGGTTTCGTGATCACGGCGCCGAACCCGAACCAAGAGCCTGTCTATCGCATTGTCCGCAAGCGTGGTCAGAGCGAATCGGCCAACGTGCTCGGCCACAAGTTCCGAAACAACATCGGGCGGCGTTTTACGAAATGCATCGTCGCCGGGCACGGCGGAGGCCGCAACTTCGGCCGCTCGAAAAATCACGGTGAGTGGATTGACGCGGAGATGGCCGCGTTGCTCGGCGGCGACGACGTTAAGACGCTGCAGGTCCACGACCCGAAGGCGCGCGACCCGAAAGCGGCCGCAGCAATGGCGCGCCGCAAAATCGCCGAGGCAAACCGAAACGGCTGGCAGCTCAACTACAAGATGGCCGGGCACTCCGCTCCGTCACTCACTGGTGGCGGAGACGCACGAGCAATCTGGACGCCCGACACCATGGTCGAGGTCGACGACGACGAGCTCGGAATTCATGGGCTGTTCTACGTCGAGGCCGTCACGCACACGCGCTTACGCGAGACCGAAAGCACGGTCCACCTCATGCGACCGCAAGATCTAATCTTCGCGGACCCGGGATCTGAACCAACATGATTGATTGGCGCCTACACACGATCACCTACTCCGAGGTCGACGCAAGCGGGTTCATCGGCATCCAGTACGACGGCTTCGGCGAGGAGAATAGCGGAGTCCCGGCGGTCGAGGTGCACCACCCGTTTGGGCTCATGGCGAATCCGCCGGATCCTGACGCGAATGGCGCATTCAGCTGTCTGGCGCTGATCGGCTACGACGGCGACGAGCCGCACGCTTGGCTCTGCTCGGACCCTCGGAGCCGAGTCGTGCTGCCGTCGCTCAAGCGCGGCGAGACGCTCGTCCATGGCGCTTCCGGCAACTTCGCTCGCTTTCACAAGGATGGTCGGATCTCGCTCTTCACGACCGACGACAACACGCCGAACGGCAAAACGGTCGCGCTTCAAATCAAGCCCGACGGTCTGCTATTCAGCGCGCCCTGGGGAAAGATCACCTTCGACGCAACCGGCTTTCATGTGCTGCACAGCTCAGGCGCCGCGATTGACCTCGGCGCGATTGGCGGGCTTCCAGTGCCGTTCAGCGCGCTCAGCAGTTACATCAAACTAACCGGCAACATGGCCTCGACTGAGGCGAGCATTATTTCGGGCGGGACGGCGGCGGGAGTCGCGTCCGCAGTAGCAAAAGCCGATCCGACTGTCGCGGCGCTTGCTGCAATATCAACAGGCTTCGCCGCTGTGGCAACTGCGGTCACTGCAATTGCTGGCGCGCTCACGCCGGCAAACCTGGCGGCCGTTACTGCCGCTGGCGCTCTTGCGACTGCGGTGACGACGCTGGCCTCGTCGCTCACTGCATTCGAAGCACTGATCCCCGCCTCTTCATCATCTGTGACCTGATGGCATGCACACCACTCCCAAAGGTCCCGCTTCCGACGCTGCCAGGCGGGCTATCGCTGACTCCTCCGCAGCCGTCGGCGTCGTTCAACGCAGATCTGTGCTGCAAGATGCTCCCGTTCCCGCTGGCAACACCGGCAGCGCCGTTGCCTCCGCTGACGATCAACCCGGGAGTGATTGCGATCGTCAATCAGGTGATGAGCCAAATCACGACGTTCCTAAATTCTCTCACCATCCCTTGCCCGAAAGAATGAAATGGGAGCTGGACAATTTGCGGCCGGCGACGGTCCGGCGGGCGAAGATCCGGTAGCTGCGCCCTCTGCACCGTCGGCGAACGATCCGCCGGCCGCGGCATATCTCGATCTCGAGCTTCGAAATTTCAAACTAAACGCGGATGGCACGTTCGCCGAAATGCACCCGGTCGATCAGGCTGCACAATGGTCTTTCGCGATTCGGCGCGGCACGCACAAGGCCGACAGGCGCGTCGGTCACACGCTGTTTGACGGCCCACCACTTACCGGTGTCGCGAAGCAAAACGATTTGAACATTCGAGCGCAGAACGCTTTCCCATTCTCGCGGCTCATCAGTGAAGGGAAGATCGCGTTCGAAGGCGTGCAAGTTGCCGACCCAAAGAAGGGCGAGACCGGGGTCGCTGTGCACTATCGAAACCTGGCTCTCGACCCGCTGAACATCCTTACCGCGACAGTGAAGTGAACCATGGCACTCGACGATCTACCCGGCACGCTCGAGACCCCGACCCGTGGGGAGATCGAAACCCAATTCCGCCGAGACTACGGCATCGTTTCGCCGGAGTCAGACACCAGCGACGGCACGCAGCCCGACGTCCTGGCCAAGACCGTCGCGATAACTCTGCTCCCGATCTACTCCGACGCGGTGCTGATTGCCAACGGCATCAATGAGGATTCGGCAACCGGCGACCGTCTCGATCGTGTCGGCGCGCGATACAAGGTGTTTCGCCCGAAGGCCGTAGGAGCATCCGGGTACGTCTATGTCTCTGCCGCTCCAAGCGGCGGCACGGTTCAGCTGCGCGACGAAATCAAGAATCGGCTAACAAAAAAACGCTATGAGGCGATCGAGTCAAAGACGCTTGCTGACGGCGCGCCGATCCGAATCATTGGGCTCGACACGGGCCCGGCAACCAATCTTCCAGAGGGGACTACTCTGCAGTGGAGCTCGCCGCGTCAGGGCATCGGACAGACCGCTACTGTCGCCCCTGGCGGTCTCACTGGCGGCGCTGACGTTGCCGACGACGCGACCTATCTCGCGCTCATACGCGAGGCGCGCCGCAACCCGCCCAACGCGGACAATGATGCCGCGATTCAGGCGGCGGTCAGGTCTACACCTGGCCTTGCGATCGCGTCGGTCTTTTCCTACCCCTGTGTGTTCGGGCCAGGGACGTATGCCTTTGCGTTCCTGCTCGCGACACCTGCCGACGCTAGCCCGGATTTGCGCGTGCCAAATACGTCGCAGCGTCTCGCGGCGCTCGCATGGCTGACCGGGCAAATGCCGGGAGATGATTCCTATTTCTGCGCGCAGGTTGTGAAACTGCCGGTGACGTTCACCCTACAACTAGCCTGGGATCCAGGCTCTTCCGGATGGCTCGACGCTTCGCCATGGCCTCCGTACAGGGCGCGCGGGCTACCCGCCGGCACAGCCGGCGCGATGCTAGTGACGGGTTCCCCGGCCGCGATAGCATTCGAGCTCAGCACAGAAAACGGCGACTACACCGGCATTTCCGCGCCGCAAATTGGGCAATCGATCGGGTTTTGGGACTCTGTCGCGCTGAAGTTTCGCAAGAAACTGATCATCGGAGTCACCGGTGCCGGCCCGTACGAGATCACTGCGGATCCGGTTGGGCTGACCGGGAGCGATACGACATACGCGCCGGCCGTCGGCGCGCGCGCGATGCCGTGGTCGGACTCGCTAGCCGATTTGGCGAAGCCGGTGCTCGACTACTTCAACAACCTCGGCCCGGGTGAAATGTTCGCCAGCTTCTCGGGCGATGGCCGCAGGCAGCGGCGCAATCCGGTGCCTCCGAAGAACTACCCGAATAGCGTCACAAACAACGCTGTCATGTCGATTCTCGGTTTGCGCAGCGTACAGAGCGCAGCGGTCGTCGAAGGCACGGCGCCGATCACTGTCGGGACGCCAGGCATAACGGTATACCAGCGCACACTCCTAGAGATTGCCGTATTCCCATGACAATACTCAGCAGCGTTCTCACCTACGATCAGGCCTTGCCGCATCGGCCAACGATCGCGGAGTTTGGCGGAGGCGCGTTTCAGGACGACGCGGTACGCCCGCCAGACCCGACCGCGCACCCAAGCGCCGGCATGTTCAATCAGGCGATGAAGCAAGTGGTCGCGCTTGCCGGAATCGCTCCGAGCCTGAAGATTCAGGTCGAATTCGTCGCCGGAGTGCCGTCTATCACGCAACTGGTCGCGATGGGCACTGCCCTATCCGCTTCGACTTTCACCGCTCTAGGCGGGAACGTGACGGACAATGGCAACGGAGATACGTCGATCACGATTCCACTCACGCTAATACCGGTGCAACTCACTCGACCGAGCGGACTAACGATCGTCGGCGACGTGGAGATCGATAGAGCGCGCGTGTTCCCACTCGTAAACGGCTGGCGCATCAAAACGAAACTTGGCGCGACGGGTGTCGATGCGCCTTTCGTCTTTCAGGTGAACTGATGCTTTCCGCGTTTACCGGCTGGGGAATGCTCGAGTTTTCAAGCGCTACGCCCCGAGCGCAGTCGATCTACCAGTCGCTCGTTTCGATAAACGGCGGCAACTTCGATGACACTTTCAGCGGGCCCATCTGCGCGGAGTGGTACGCGATCGCGATGGCTGCCGGCGCGGCACGCGACACTCTCGAGCGCTCCGAGAACCAAGCGGACCCGCAAACGGTGCATGAGCTATTGCCGGTGCTGGAGGGCATGTATGGCCTCGCACCCGGCGCTAGCGACAGCGCAAACACACGGCGCGACATGCTCTCGGCGCGCTACGCGGTTGCGCTTGAGCCGTCGCAGCAGAACGTTACGCAAGCATTGCGCTTACTGCTCGGCTCTGACTTCGTGGCTTGGGCCCCGAATCCGGTATGCAATCCGTCTCCGGATACAATACCGATTGCGCTTTGCAAAGCTCCGACGGCGCGCTTCAAGACGGTCAAGTTTCTAGATCCGGTCTTGAGCGTAGCAGCCCCGATCTACATGCGATATCTGCCCATCGACGGCGACTCCACTGATCTTCAGGACCAAGAGACACTAGTCGTCGATCCTGGGCTGAACGGAATTCAAGAGGCGATCACGGTGCTCGGCACTCCGACCGCGGGCACTTCCGGAGGCGCGAAAATCGGCATGATGGTAGCGCAGTTTACGAATGGGCATGAAGCGGGAGCGCTCGCCTTCACAGGCTCGTTTCCGAACTGGTCGAGCTTCAAGAAGAACTCTCTCGTAATCGTGAAGAACGGAAGGGCAACCGACCCGACCTTGCGAGCGAGAGTGAATGATCTGCTCTCGCGAATGCTCGGCGGGACGTCAACGTGGGACGTTGTGCACGAAACTACACCCGGAATCTGTGGCCCGATCTTAGTCGGACAGCCGAGCGTTGGCATCGTGCCAATCGGCACAACCGCATACGTGAGCTTATAAAATGTCACATCGAACGAGAATCAGGCCGAGCCTTGCGGCATGGACGAACGGCTCGGCCGTGCTCAGTACCGACTATGATTCTTTAGACGCGGCGCAGTTCTCCTCAATCGACGGCGACGCGGGCGGGATTTGGATACCATCGTCGAAGATCACTATTTCCGGAGCGAATGGGCTGGACGTACTCGCCCCATTCCGTGCGATGAGTTCGTTCTTCTCTGCGCGAATGGTTGCTACTAACTGGCCCGAGCGTGGAATCGGCCCTGGTTCGATAGCTGCAGTAAACTCGGATTTTGCTGTCGCATGGCTACCTACAACTGGAGGTACCTCGAGTTCACTTTGGGGCATTCTGAACACGAGTAAAACACTGTACGTGTCCGCGGATGCGCTGAGCTGGAACGCAATTCTGACTCTCCCTAATTGCTCCACGACAAAACCGGAGATGGCGGCAGGAATGCTCGATGGCGTGCCAGCGCTCATGACTAACGGTGGCGTCGGTGCGAATTTTTACACAATCGTCAGCGGCTCTGTCTCTACCCTACGTGTTGGCGGGCCGGCTGGGACGAGCGCAAACGTGCCATGTTACGCGCCCTCACTGCATCTCTGGGTTTTCGTTGGTACCCAGGCTTTCAGCACAGGCGACACGACTGCAGCTATGTCGGCATGGTCGAGCGCCGCAACGCTTCCCGCAACCTGGACCTCAAATTCGGGCGGCTGCAAACGACTAGTGTGGAACGGTTCGCTGTTCGTTGCGCTGCCTGTCTCTAGCTACAACAAGTGCCTAACGAGTCCTGACGGAAACAACTGGACCGAGCGAACGCTGCCGGCGGCGGGTCTCTGGACTGGCGTGGCGTACAGCGCAACGGACGGACTTTGGATGGCCGTTGCCTCCAATCTAGGGAACGGCGCGGTGTCGTCGGACGGCCTCACCTGGGTCGCTCCAACTGGTACGCTGTACACGGTCGGCAACGATCTGGCCTGTCTCAACTCGCTATGGATCATGCCCACAACGACCGCCAACTACGGGGGGCTGGCCTGGTCAACGGACAAGGGGGCAAGCTGGACGCGGGGGCCGTCGGTCGGTGACCACAGCGTCGCGACCGCCGGCTGGAAGCGGATACTTGCCGGTGACAACCGGTTCATGGTCGCCCACGAGACCGGCTCAAATATTGAAGTGGCGCTCTCGCTTCGTTCTTCCTAATCGCCACGGAGTCACAATCTAAATGACGACAGCACCCTACGCGAAGTTGCGCGCAAACATCGCTAGCGCGGGCAACTTGTCCGGCGCGCTAGTGGGAGCGGCCGGGGCAACGTGCCAGCTCTCACAGGATCCGGCTGGCCTCGGGTCAAGCTGGCTCTATGAGATCGTCGACTACCCGGAGGGGTTTCCTACGCCAACAGGCTGGTCGCTCGACGCGACGAGCGGTGTTTATTCATACTCCGGGCTAACCCCGCCGTCGTTCACGCTTCCCGCTTTGCCGCTTTGGGGGAAGCTCCTATTCCGACTGACGGTCAACCACGGCGATCCGGGCACCAGCGGGCTGGACAAAACGCAGTTCATCGATTCGACAACGGTGGTCAGCACTCCAGATCCGAGCGGAAACGGGTTCGAAGATATCGCTTATTGCGAGACGAACCAGTGGGATTCAAAGCGCAAATGGATGGGTCCGCATAAACGGAACATCCGCCGAATGGCGAAGCGCGCGTTGCCCGACTACACGAGCGTCGCCGATGGCTACGTGCTCAGCTTGGTCGGCGGCGTACCCACGTGGGTTCCGGGAACGTCGACTAATTTCGGCGCTCTCATGCCGAGTTGCATCGGCTATTGGCGTGGTGATCTCGGGCTGCACACGACCGGATCGATCGTTAACACCTGGGACAATCAGGTAGCTGGAGCAGGGAATATCACCGAGCACTCTGCCGGTGTCGGCATTGCCAACGTCGGTACGGGGGTCGGCGGAAAACCGAGTCTGGCACCCAACGGCACAACGCAAGCTGGAGACTACACCCTAGCCCTGGTCGCGCCAGCTACGACCAATTTCCACGTCTACGCGGTGTATACGATCCCCAACGCAGGCGCCAATCAGGTGCTTGTATCGGATAGCTCGCTGGACTTGCTTGTATTCGCTGCTCCGTCGAGCGGCGCGCTTCTGCAGGGCTACGATGGGTCATTCCTCAGTTGCGCCGAGAGCTACAATACATGGGCGCGCGGGCGCGTCTCGTTCACCGGGTCGGCGTCCGATGTCATCAAGTGGGGTTCGGCTACGCCAGTGACCGGGGCGTCAATGGGCAATGCCGCGAGCTCCGGCACGCGGCATTTGTTTTACGATGGGAGCACCAATTGGATGCATGGCGAGTTGGCTCTGCTGCTGTTCTCTAGCGCCTCCCTCGCAACGTTTCTCGCTGCGCTGCCCGCGCTCGATGCTGCTGTAACCACGTGGTTCGGGCCAGGCGTACAGGTCTAGAATGTCTTTTCCAGGATCGATTACGCCGTCATTGAGACTCGACGGAACGCAACAGGCATACTCTGATGCAGCCGGTACGGTTTCCGCGTCCGCGCCTTTGGGTCGTGTCGCGCGGGTAAATCAGCCCGCGCCGCTGTCCGGCTACTGGCTCGCTAAAAACACGACTGACGCCAGACCGTTTCGAGACGCTGCTTCGTTTTGCTTCGAGCCGGTGCCAACAACCGGCAACTATGGCGGGCATGCGCTCGACGCGCCTGCCGGTTCGACTTTGCCGGCGAACGCTTGCACGATTGGCCTGACGTTCATCGACCGAACGTCGCCGCAGGTGCAGCCGGGCATGGTTCGCGGGCTCCTAGCCGGCGTCGACAACGTTACCGGCCGCCCGTTTGGCCCGTGCATTGTGAACGGCCAGCTTTGTTTTTATTACGGCGTTGGACTGCTCTGGCAAAGCGCAATCACGATCCCGCTCGAGACCCGCGTCGACGTTGCGATGCGCGTCACCCCTACGGGGCTCGATGTCAGCGCAAATATCGGCGGCGTTGCGAGCAGTGACTCGACGGCGGCCACCATCCCGGCTGGCACGATCGCGAGCATTACTGCGGGGCTATTCCCGCAGACCGACGAGGGGGCACACGCGAGCATCTCTCAAATCGTCGGCGTAAGCAGCGCGCTAAACAACACTGATCGCGACTTGCTGCTTGCGTGGCTGGTGACGCAGGCGACAGCCACAGCATTCCCGGCAAACGTGAATCTTGTCGCTTGGTCGGGCGACTCGATCGGCGCAGGCTACGGGACTCGGCGCTACCAGTGCCCAGCGTTTGCGATGCTGCCAGCGCTGCAAGCGCTTGGCCCACAAATCAAGATCCTGAATATGTCCGTTCCCAGCGATACGATCGCGGGGCAGACGGCCAAGTTCACGGCTAGCATTGCGCCGCGATACTCGACTTCTCGAAACAAGAACGTCCACGTCATACAGGTCGCAACAAACTCCCTGGCTACCTCAGCAACGGCGGCGCAGTGCCTAGTCGATGAATACGCGCTCTGTGATGCGTCGCGCGCGCTCGGCAACCTGGTCGCGCTGTGTACGGTTTTGCCGCGTTCGGATGCTGGGCTAATCGCAGGCTTCGAAGCAAAGCGCGTCGCTTACAATGCTGATGTTCTGACGAACGGGCGACTTCACGCCGATGTGATCATTGACGTTGCTGGCGTCGCTGGGATGGGGGCGTTCGGAGACTCGAACAACGCGACCAATTACCAGTCAGATCACGCGCACCCCACCGCAGCCGGAAACGCGCTTTTGTTGCCGGTCTATCAGGCGGCAGTGCTGAGCCTGCTGGCGGTCACGGTGATTATTCCGCCGAGCAATGGTCTAAGCAGCGTCCTCACGTACGATCAGAGCACGTGGCATCGGCCTGGAATCGACGAGCTCGGCGGCGGTTCCCAAGAGAACGTAACTCTTCCGCGCGACCCGCGGACGGTCCCGCACGCGGACATCTTCAATCAGTTCGTTCGTCAGATCGTTGCCGATGCCACGGTTGCGCCTAGCGCGCGAATTCAAGTGGAATTCGCGGCCAGCGTGCCTAGCGTGACCGCAGTGGTCGCGCTGAACACGTCGCTGGTGCCGGCGGACTTCACGATCACTGACAACGGCAACGGCGACACGTCTTTGACGATTTCCAAGTACGTGGGCGAAACGTTGCGGCCGATCGAGCTTTCAATCGTCGAAGACGTTGAGATCGATCGGGCGCGCGTGTTTCCGATCGCTGGCGGCTGGCGGGTGAAGACGAAGCTCGGGGCGACTGGCACCGACGCTGCTTTCGTTCTCGCGCTGCACGCCCCAACTCAGCACTGACAACCAACCCGAGACGCTGAAGAACGGCACTTCGCCGGGCGCCTCCCCTCCGCTCTGCATGCGGAGTGCCGTCCTTCAGCGCCTCGGTTTTTCACCAACACAACACGAGGGACAATCATGCATCTTCAAGTCGTTCAAGTCGTCACTTTTACCATCGCGTTCGCGCTCGCCGCGACCCGCATTCTCGGTGCCAGCAAGCCGCTATGGGGCTTCTTGCCTCCGGTCGTTGCCGGTCCGTTGCCGGGCCTCATCGTGGCATTGCCGGCGCTCGCGCAGGGTCTCACGGGCGCGCAATCGTGGACTGACCTGACTGTCGCGTTCTTGGTCGCGGCCGCTCTAGTAGCCCCCGGCATCCACTCGCATACCGTCGCGATCAAGCCGCCGAATGGTCCGAACTCGGCAGGTCTCGGCTTTGCGCTGGCGTTCGTTTTTGCCCTCACCTTGGGCGCGTGCGCGAGCCTGAAACCCTTCGTTAAGTCGGTCGACCAGGCCGCGATCATCTTGTGCGACGTGTTCTTCGCGCAGCAACCGCAAGCTAAGGGCATCAGTCCGGAGGATGTGGAAAAGGCGTTTTGCTCGACCGCTGAGCAAGTCGCGCCGTTCCTCGACTCTGCCAACAGAGCCATGGGGCGCGCTGGCGCCGTGCGCTTGGGGCACAGCGAGCAATGATGCCGCGTCTCGGCTACATCCCCGACGCGCCCGACTCGCGCGATCATGGGCTGGCCAAACTCGGCCTCTCGTCGGCCGTTCCCGCCTCGGCGTCGCTACGGCAGTACGTCGTCGAGGTGCTCGATCAGGGCGACACGTCCAAGTGCGTGGCGCACAGCTTCGCGCAGGGGCTACGCATCGCCGACAGGATTGCCGGCGTTGCGGCTCCGCAGCTCTCGGCGCGTGACTTCCTGTACTTCAATTCGCTCGCCTACGACGGCGGCGGGTTCGTGGACCAGGGAACTCAGCTCCGCAGCTGCGCGAAGGGGCTCGGCAAGTTCGGGCGTCCACCCGAATCGGCTTGCCCGTTCAAGCATGATCCGCTGGTCGCGCGCCCGTCATGGGAAGCGTACAAAGAGGGCTACGATCATAAGGGCCCGAGCGCTTATCTGCGCGTCACCGGTTTGACCGAAATCAAGCAAGCGATCGCGGCTGGCAAGCCCGTCGTCGGTGGCGCGTCGGTCGGCAACTCGATCTTCGGCGTGCTCGCCGGAGACATCTACGATCCGAGCGCCAACGAGCCGAGCGTGGGCGGTCACGCTCTCACCGTTGTTGGCTACGACGCGCAATCGTTCACGCTCTGCAATTCGTGGGGCACGAGCTATGCGGACGGCGGGTTCCTCCGCGTGTCGCCGCGCTTCATGGCCACATTCACCGATCTTTGGGCCATCCACCTCTGAGGCATCCAATGCGAAAAATATTCATTCTGATGACTCTGCTCGTGGTCGCCGTCTTTGGCTGCCAGCTCGGCCCATTCCCGAAGCCGCCGCCTCAGCCCGAACCGCCGTCGCCATGGGACAACCCGAGCGACGCGGCGCCCGTACCAAGCCCGCCCGACGATTCGCCGTGCGGCAAGGCGTGCGCGAAGCTGCTCGCGCTTGGCTGTCCAGAGGCGCAGCCGACTGCGGCGGGCGCTACGTGCACGCAGGTGTGCGTCAACAACGAAACCGGTCCCGATGGGACTTCGCTCGTGCCGTTTTGCGTTGCGGCGGCTGAGTCGTGCTCGATCGCGCGCGCCTGTATGTGAGCGCAGCAATGCTCGCCGACACCATCGCTATCGCGGCGCTCGCGGCCGCAACCGTTTACCTCGCTAGAAAGGTTTCCAACATGTCAACGCCCACCTTCGAACAACTCACTCAACACGTGCGCGAGCTCAAGAAAGAAAAGCTCGAGCTGGTTACCGAAAACGCGCAGCTGAAAGCCGCTGAGTCCGACAAGGATTCCCAGATTGCTACGCTGACCGCTCAACTCTCGGCCGCGCAAGCTGCCGCGGGAACCACCGATGCAGACCTCGCGGCGCTCGACGCCGAAGTAGAGACTGCGCTCGATCCCGTACCGGGCGCGTGAAACGAAGCGACTTCGAGCCGGAGCCGCCAACGCGGCCGCGTATCGAGCTGCTTACCGAGCAACAGCAGGCGGCGTTACTCGTGCGCGACTGGCGCGAGTGCCCGCCTGCTTATCGGCAAATGATGCTCCGGCTTGCCGCGAAGGGGGCCGCGTTGCCCAAGGTGAATCCAAGATGAAAAAGCATGTGGTCGAACGGTTCGCGATCGAAACCGTGGTGCCTGCGCTCGTCGGCGTGGGCTTCGTGGCCTACGTGGTGTTCCGCTGCGCGCGCGGGGCAGCGCGGATCGCTCACCAAGCGTTCGTCGATTTCGTGAGCGGGTAATTCCGTCTGCTCTGGCGGATTCCAGAAAAACTCAGTTCGGCAGATCGAGAT